GCGGCCATCGGGCCGAGCAGCTTCGCTCCGATCTTCGCGAACTGGTCCTGTCCAGCTTCTCCCCACGAAGACGCTATCCGACTGCTAAGTCTTTTTCCAAACGACTGCCCGGTGCTATCTCCGACCTTCTCTGCCATCGGAGTGAGGTTGACTTGCGACGCAGCGCCCTCGAACCCGGCGGAAAAATCCTCTCCAAGTTCCTTTCCGATCTGCACGATCTCGTCGCGGTTCTCGGTCGAGATGGCATCCTTGAGAGCTCCGGCCGCGGATTCGCCGGCCAACTGCGCGCCGTCCGTGATCTGCTGCTCCATCGTCTCGCTGAACGATGCCGCCGTCTCCCCTGCCGCCTTGATAGCAGCTTCCTTCGCGGCCGCGAGTCCGGACTCGAGCTTGTCGATCCGCGCCGCGACCTCGATGAACACCTCGCCTACCTGTTCGGACATCACGAGCCTCCGTTCATGAACTGCTCGACGAACGAGCGACAGTTCTCACCCGGAGCAATGCGGCGAATCTCGCCGCGCCCGACCATCAGGAGAAGGCCGTCGAACTCGTTTACGGGCAGCGAAAGCGGATCATGCATGCCCAGTTCCCTCATCAGGAGGAACGACTCGCTCAGCCTGTCCCGCGGCCGCTCGGTCCTCTCGAGCGGCTCACCCATTTTCCCTGCTTTGTGTCCCACTCGAAGCCGACCAGCTGCAGCGCGATCTCGGTGATCTGATCCGGCGAGAGCTCGCACTCAATGCGCTCGAGCTTTGTTCCGTCCGCGCACGACTCGCGCACGATCTCGAGAGCGCCCTCGAGGCTGAAGCACCACCGGATAAGGCTGCTGGTCAGCGAAGCGCCCTCACGAGCCTCGTGGGCCTTCTCGATTGCGGCCGCGTGCGTCATCCCGAGCGACTTCGCGTCCTCGAGGATCGTCCGCGCGCGCCGGCTCGCAAGGGTGTTCTGCATGCTCACGAACTGACGCACGGAGAGACGGGGCAGACGGATGTCTCCGTCGCTCAGACTGACCACGATATCGCCGACATTCGTCATCACTGGCCTCCGGGAACCACGATCGCCTTTGCCTCGCGGACCCGCTTGGTCCTGACCTCGACGATGCGCGCCCTCGGGATGGTAGTCGCTGCGCGATGGACCGCATCGGCTTCCGCGAGGGTTCCGGGAGATACGCGACGATGGAACACCTGACCGGACTCGAGATGCATCGACACGATCCAGTCGTCATCGGTAGGCGCGACGAGCGTCGCCGCAGTCATGGAGTCGAATCGGCTCATGCGAGCGTCGTCGCCCACACGACGGACGGGCCGTTCGAGTCATTGAGCTCGTAGTTCAGCGTGATCGTCGCATCGCCGTTCTTGTCCGTGTTGAGGGCGATGCTCGAGAACACCGCGTTGAACTGCAGGATCGCAGACGAAGTGAATCCGGAGGTGTATCCGCCGTCCGATGCGGTCGCGGTCAGGTTGTAGCTTCCGAGGGCGATCAGGCCACCGAGCTGCTTGTTCGTGATGCTGTTCGAGGCGATCGAGCCAAACGGAGTCCCGCTGTTGCCGACGGTCGGGGTTCCCGCGAGACTTCCGGTGATGTCGAGGACTCCGAGCCGGCGAGTCTTTGCCGAGTGGCTGAATCCGGTCGTGTCGCTGGACGCGTAGCTGATGTTCGCCGCCCACACCTTCACATTGATGTCGTAGTTCGACGGAAGGTAGGCGTTGCCGTCATTGCCCACGAGGAAGATCGCTGCCATTTTTGCTCCTATGCGGTCAGGGTTCCACGCAGCTCATACTCGTCCTCGACGGCCCACGCGCCGTCATCCTGCACGAGGATGCCCTGCCTGCGCAGCTTCACGATCATACGGTCGTGATTCGTGGCGGTCGTGCTGTATCCATCGAGCAGCGTCCGCAGCCTCGACTGAGCAGTCTCGAGGTCAGTAGTGCTATCGGCAGAATCGTACATCGAGAACACGACCGACACGATCAGTTCGTACCCTGCCTTGGTCCTCTCGCTTCTCTCCACGCTTAGCGAATAGACGCAGAGCGGGAGGAGCGTGTCGGCCGGCGCACGGTCGAGGAACACCCTAGAACCAAAGACATTTGCCCATCCTCCCGCGCCGGTCGATCCGGCAGACAGCAGTCTCGTCGAAAGGGCGGTAAGGAACGGGACGCTCATCACTTACTCCTGATCGTCTTCTTGATCGCACGGGCAATCGTCACCGGGAACAGTTCCGCGATCGAGTCGAGGGTCGGACGGATGTACGGTCGAGGCTTGACTCGTCCGTATCCACCGTCGATCCTCGCGTAATGCAGTCGGCTTCCGAACCGCAGACTGACAAGGTCAGGATTCATCGTGATGCTCTTCGCTGCCTTGCCGACGAGCCAGCTCCGGCGCAGTTCGCCGGTGTCCGGACTCGGAGGCTGACCCGGCGCGCTGCGCTGGCGAACCCTCCCGCGACCGCGCCTGTAGGTCCGTCCGGTCCCGCGCTTGCTGAGCTGCTCGCGCAGCGCCTTGCTCAAGGTGATGTAGTACGCGTTCACGCCTTCGTTGATGGCCGCGTCGAGCTCCGGGCGGAACCTTGGATTTGGCTTCCAGATGTCACTCATGCGGCCTCGATTCCAGCCGCACGAGCATCGCCGGCGTTCCCGGTCCGAAGTAGGCGCACTCGATGTTGTGCTCGTAGAAGTCGATCGCAGTCTCGACATCCCAACCCTCTCGCTCCATGAGGATGTCGATGATCTTCTCGGGATCGTAGATCAGGACCGGATCGCTCCCGTGGACCTTCGACAAACCGACGATCGCGTCATCGAATCCCGTGAGCATCTTCAGGTTGTCGCAGTGCTCGCGCAGCTCCTCGATCAGTTCGTTTTTCATCAGACCACCTCGTTCGGGCGAAGACGCTCGCAGTCGACGATTGTATGGCAGTGCGGATGCCAAGTCGCCTGATCCGGAACTCGCACGCCCGTCACCCGATACTGCGCGCAGTCGCTTCCGCTGGCCGGCGAGACGATTATGTCGTCGGTCCGGACATCGACGCTGCCGGCAAAGTAGAGCACCGCGGAGCTCCTCATCTGCTCGCGACCCTGCGCAACGCTCTCGAACGCAGACCGCTCCTGAATGAACGCGGTCCCGGTCGTGCTCGTGTATGTCTTCGAGGCGGCACCGATCGCGTTCTTCGTGTACGCAGGCCGGCGGATTCCGACCTCCTTGGCAAACCGGGCGATCATCGCGGCGACGCTCATCTGAGCCTCCGGAACGGATGCAGCAGCCGCATCGCCTCGGTTTCGGAAACGGCGCGAGTATCGATCGTGTAGCTGTAGTCGCCCAGAGACTCTGCGGTGAGTCCGGAATCCCTCTGCCGCGCATAGTAGATCGCGCCGGCAAGAAGGCGGCACGCCGCCTTCAAGTCCTCCGGAACGGCCTCGTATCCTCCGTCGTAGTCGGCGAAGATGGTCAGCGGCTTGCGCGGCCAGTCCGACTCCTCGTCCGGATACGCGCTTGGGGACAGGTAGACGATCCCGGTGTTGTTGTCGACCCGCGTATCGAACTGCGCGTTGTCCGCGAAGGTCATTGTCAGATTCGCGTTCACGACATCGCGACCGGCGAATCGATGCAGATGCTTCGCAAGGCAGTTCGTAACGAGCGATGCCTTCCAGCCGGTCAGCCCGTTCACATGCGCAACGATCGCCGTGCTGGTCGGATGGTTCGAGAAGTTGATCTGCTCGATCGTCTCGGTTCCGGAGCTCGCGACCCGGACAAGCGTCATTCGCCCTTCGGTCAGTGTGACGGTGCATGCGATATCGGTCGACACCGTGCTCGAGATCGTCATCGCCGCCTTCGCGCCGCTCGCGAGATAGTGGACATGCCCGACCGGAGGGTTCTTCAGGATGACATTCGCCTGACCTCGAGCGGTCGTCCATTCGTAGAACCGGCGCTGCACGACCTTCCGGTCGAGATACGACTCGATCTGATAGGTCGCCGCGTTGATCGCCTGCTCGAGCTGCGCATCGTAGGTCGATACGCTGATGCCCAAGGTCGCCTTCAGATCGGCCAGCGTGATGATCGCGAACTCGTCAAGCGCCATGCTTCGGCCTCCGGACCTTCATCGGCTCATCGACTCGCCCACTTTGCTCGACGCTCTCGGACGGAAAGGGACTGATGATGCGAAGGATGCCCAGCGCGGCGAACCTACGCGCGGTGTCCTGCTGCAGCACGACTGTCTGTCCGACCCGATAGTGCTTCCACTTGCGGATGATCAGGACCGCCGCCGTATCGCTCACCATGCTGGCCTGCCTTCCTTGGAGTAGTCGTTGATGTACTGGTACGCCGGAGACAGGTCGCGCGACGGCCAAGTGCAGACGAGCTGCATGTGGCCGATCCGGACCTGAGGAGTCATCGCGCACTTGAGTCCGTGCTGCCTCGCAAGTCGCCAGAAGAAGATGTCGTCGTCGATTCGACCCTCTCCCCACTCGCCCTTGTCGTTCGGCACCCCAAGGAACCACGGATGCGGAAGCTTCTTCAGGGACTCGACGCGAATCATAGTCAGGCCGAAGTGACCGGAGATGATCGGCCACCAGTCCTCATCGAGTCGCGCAGGATCGAGCTGCTGCAGCGCCTTGCCCTCTCCGTCGTCGAGCAGCGCAAGGATCGAGTCTCGGTTCCTGCCGATCTGCAGCGGAGCTAGCACATCGAGCTGGTGCCTGTCCATGATGTCGCGCAGGATCAGCACATCGTTGGCCGTGAACACCGAATCGTAGTCGACCGTCAGGATGTACTGGTAGCGACCGGACTCGACCGCGTCCATTATCCCACGCTCGAGGCACTGACCCCAGAATGCTCCGTTCGCCCGGTGATATCCGAGTTCGAGCCGGAACGCCGCCTCGTGCACGCACGCCATGTTGTCGAGGAACCCGAGGCGAGGAACCGACATGACAATCGTGCAGTCCTTCATCGGCTCCGGAACCATGATCCGGAACCCGCGCTTGATCGCGCGGAAGTTCAGACTGCACTTCGCATGCGAACAGTCGTGCTGCTTCGACTTCCAGTCGCCCACGACCTCGAGGCCGGCAATGCCAAGCGCCTCGACGAGCTTGCGCCGGTTCCAGATCGAGAGATGCTGGTCGTGCTCGTCCTTCTGACCTCCGACAGTCCACATTTCGACCGGATCGTCCGCGCCCTCGACATACGACTTCACGATGAGATCGAAGTCAGGGACGGCGATGAACAGTTCGCCTCCGATCCGGAGCGCACGGGCCCACTCGCGGAGTACCTCGAGAGACTTCCGGAACGAGATGTGCTCAAGCACATGACTGGCCTTTATTGCATCGAGCTGTCCGTCCGCGATCGCCGACAGGTCGTGAGCAAACCGACCGTCCTTGATGTCCCACGGCGTGAAGTCTTCGGCGCAGACCGCACCGCATCCGATATCGAGCTTCTTGATGTCCTTCATAAGACAAGAGCGCTCCTCTCGGAGCGCTCTCGTCGCCGGAGTGTCAGGATGGTATCAGACTTCCGTCAGGCTGCGAGCGTCGGAGGAGCTCGCGGTCGGACCGCCGATCTGTCGCCGTCCGAGGTTGGCGACCACCACGACATCCTGTGCGGTGGTTCCGGGAGTGACGCTGACCTTCAGGTAGCGCCTGAGTCCGCGGGTGTCGATGTTGAACTGGTAGTACGGGTTCGTACCGGTGACCGTGAGGGCGCTGGTGCCCTGAGTCGTCAGGGTGAAGTCCGTACCGCTCGTGAGGCTGAGGCCGGTCGTGACATAGGTGCCCGTGTCGACATCGCCGTGCTCGATCTTCAGGCTGGTCAGGGCCGCGCTGCGCGCCTTGAACACACTGATCTGAGCGAAGTCGAATCCACGGACATCGACGGTCGCGGTCGCGGTCGCATCGGTCGCGAGTGCGGCCGTATTGATCATCAGCACGGCCCGCTGGTTTGCTTCTCGAATCATGGCTGGTTGCCCTTCCTTTGGTTAGCGGGTTCCCTGAACGATCGTGCCGGCGTTCGTGGCATCGCCGACATTGGCGCAGACGATGTCGAGGCGCTGGACTCCACGGATGACGACCTCGTCCTGCTCGAACGCATTGAGCGCGGAGTCGCTGACCTTGATCTCGACGGCCTTGCGGTCGCCGAGATACGCAGCCTGCGAGAGATCGCCGAAGTACCAGAGGATCGTGCCGTCGGAAGTCGTCGTCGCCTTCGGCATGGACTGCACGAACACGACCTCGTAACCGAGGAAGTTCGGCCGGATAGCTCCGGTGATGTCCGCGACATTCGAGCCGCCACCGCCAAAGGCAGTCACACGCTCGACAGCCGCATGATAGACCGTCTTGTGCATGTAGAACTTGGTGTTCGGCGTGAACGCGTATTCGGGGAGCGCCGCCATCGTCTGCGCAAGGTACTGCGCGATCGTGGCGGTAGCGGTCGTGAAGAGAGAGCCGCCTGCGAGAGTCGTATCAACGACGCCTGCCGAGCCGATCGCATTCGCGAGCCCGATGATGCCGCCGTAGGTCGAGGTGCCGTCTCCGTTGAATCCGGCGTCGTCTTCCTTCTTCGAGAACTCGTACGCGATCTCGCGCGCGACATCGTCGGCGATGTTCACGATCGCATCGTCGCTGAGCTCGTTGGAGGTCGTGGTCAGGATCATCATCTTCTTCGCGACGAGCTGAATCTGATCAAAGGTCTGGGTCGACTCCGTGCCGGCCTTTGCCTCGCCGGTCCAGTACGCAGTCAGGCCGGCAGTGCGACGCGGGATGGTCAGCGTGTCGCGAGACATCGGCTTGATGCCGGCGTACTTGCGGAACACGCCGAACTGCTCGCGCAGCGTGATGATCTCGTTGCTGAACTCCTCCGGAACGAGGAAGCCGCCCTGACTGTTCACGCCCTCGGTGTGCGCCTTCAGGTGGATGCCGTTCGCGTTGCACCAGTCGACGGACTTGGCGTGATTCGCGGTCGCCATCAGGAACTTGCCGAAGCGATACGCCTGCTCCGCGCTCTTGAGATGCTTCACGCCCTTGTACATCTTGAACGCCTCCGGAGCGCTGACGCGCACGGCCTTGCGGTTCGGAACGGAATCGAGCTCGAGGCTAAGCGCCTTTGAGACGGACTTCGACACGCAGTCGGCCGTCTCGCACTTCATCTCCTCGGGCTTCTCCTCTGGCTTCATCATGTCGGCCTCGCCGCTGCTGCTCGCCTTGACGACGATGTCCACGCTCTCCGGGTCGATCGGGTTGCCGTCCATGTCGACGAGCATCGCGCCCTCGAGCATGAGCGACTTGGCGAAGGTGATCCCGGACTCGCCGTGCTGCTTGTGAGCCGCGACGATTCCCTTCTTGAAGTCTTCGATGTTGATGGTCTTCATTTCGTTGCTCCTGACAGCCTGTAGCTCAAGACGCGGATTCAAGGCACTTGCCGCAGTCGCGCGTCGCCGCTAAATCCAGAGCTGTCCTCGCCGCCGTGCGATCTCTCGCCGTACGACCTCGTTGACTTGAATCGACAAACCCGCGTCGCGACTTCTGTAGTTCGTCGCGGGAATCTCGATCGTGATCCTATCGCTCGTCTCGACATTCAGCCACTTCCGGGCATCCGCTCCGCTGACGAGTCCCTTCCGGATCGCACTCACGAGGGCGGTCGGGTTAGCCGGCAGCGGGGCGACACTGACCTCGAGAAGCTTCCATTTGGAAAAGACGGTCGAGACGCTGGGCCCGTAGCGCTTCCGGTCGTCGATGGTGGCCCTCCGGAGTCCTCCGTCTTCGGGGCGGTATCCGATGCTCACGCCCTTGACAATGCCCTGCGAAACGAGGCTAGCGACGAACTCCGGAAAGTACGAACCCTCGTACCCTTCCGGGCGCTTCGCGAAGACGAACTCGCCCTTGATTGCCTGAGGAGTCCGCGTCAGTTTGACGCACTTTCCGATCGGCTGCGTGTAGTCGTGGTTGAAGAACAGGACCGGGTTCGCCTCGTATTCGGTCGAGTTCATTCCCTGCGGGATCACGACCTCGCCATCCCGGTCGAGCGCCTCGGTCGTGATGATCGCCTCGAAGCCGCTTGCGGTCGGGTTGAACTTTGCGTCCAGTGCCTTGCGTTTCATGCTTCGATCTTCCTCGGCTTCTCGCCGCGAATCCTGCGAACGGCCTCCTCCGCGATGTCCTGATAGTCATCGACCAGTTCGGGCTGCGTCGCGCATCGACAGTTCGGATGCAGCGGAGGTCCGTTCACATCGCTGTAGTCGAGCGTGATGCTCTTGTCGCCGGCTGTCAGGACATCGCCCTTGCGATAGAACGGCTCGTCGAGGTCAACGGCCTGCGTGCCGAACTCCTCCGCAGCTGCCTCGCAGAACGGGCACGGGTCCGGAGCAAGCAGCCATGTCTTGCCCTTGACGATCCCGGTCGACCTCCACGCATCCTGCTCCGCGGTGCTGGACGCGCGCGCAGCTTCCGTGCGGGCGATCGTGCGAGCGCGGTTTCGGATCGTCTCGTCGTCCTCGTCGGATTCGTCGATCCAATCCTCGATGCGGGTCGCGAGCTGCCGGCTGTCCTCGCCTTTCTCGATTCCATCTCCGATTAGGTCGCGCAACCTGACCTCGGTCGTATCGTTGACTCCTCCGGCGATGTCCGAGGACAGTCGCACGCTGGCTCGCTCGACATATTCCTTCAGCTCGTCGCTTGTCCATCCGATCTCGGCCACGACTCGAGACTTGGCGATCTGCATGACGGTCGACTTCCCCAGCTCCGCACCGAAGCGGAGCGCGCGACTCATGTACGGCTGCATCGCCTGAACGAGCTCCGCGTTCCACTTGCTCTCGCGGAGAAGCTTCATCGCCGCGTCGACGGTCTGCCGGGTGGGAACGGGCTCGCGCCGGATGGCGGCCGCGATCTCTCGAGCCTGCTCGCGCATGACCTTACTCACGCCGGCAGCCCAGCCCTCCAGCAGATCGTCGTCGACCAGATCGCCTGTATCCGCCTTTGTCCAGAGGTCAGAGGCTCGGACGGACTTCGCGCAGCTGCACGATTTTTCTTCCGCCTCCTCCTCCTGTTCCTCCTCATCCTCTCGAGCAAGCGAATGAAGCGGGAACGCTTCCTCGGAAACGATGTATGCGAGCGCGTCGTTCATGTCTTTGGCCTCAAGGTAATGACTGTCTGTACGCCGCCCTGCTTTCTTGCATTCGGTCCATACCAGTAGCTCTCGACCTCCGGGCCGTATTCGTAGAGTCTCGTATCTGGATTGATCCGCGGAGGTCCGGGCACCATGATTCGTTCAGGAAGCTTCCCAGTTACCTTTACGACCTCGAACTTTCCCTCCGTCAAGACCTCCTGCTGCGTCTTCCAAGGCGACAGCGCAGCGACCTT